AGACCGTTCTGGCGACGTGATCGTTAAAGAGGCTTGGACAAGGGGTGGTATGGATGATTATCTAAAAAACCCTATTATCCTTGCTTTCCACGACTATTCACGCCCAGTAGGTACCACTGTTGATTACAACGTAACTGACAAGGGACTGGAAATTGTTGCTGAAATTAGTACAGCTGCAGGTGAGGTTTATAACCTTATCAAAGACGGAGTTTTAAAAACATTTAGTGTTGGTTTTAGCATCAAAGATGCGGACTACGAGAAGGAAGACGATACATTCTATATCAAAGATTTATCTTTGTACGAAATTAGTGTTGTATCTGTTCCCGCTAATCAAGATTCGACTTTCTCTTTAGCAAAATCGTTTGACAATGTAGATGAGTATAACTCATTTAAGAAGTCTTACGGAGTTGAAGAAGAAAAAGAGGAATTACAAAAGGAAGAGAAGACACCTTCTCAAGATAACATTCTTAAGGAAATTAATATGGACAAGAAAGAACTAGAAGTAATGATGGCTAAATCTGCAGCAGCAGCATTAGACACGTACAAAGCTGAAGTTGCTGAGAAGGCTGAAAAGTCTGCAGCAGAGGCTAACTTAAAATCAATTGAAATGGGTAAGACCCAAGCAGAGAAAACTGCAGAGGCTTTAGAAGCTAAAATTAAGACTGACGGCGACAACTACGCTAAGGCTATCACTGAGATGTCTGACGAGCTTAAAGCTGCTAAAGACGAGATGGCTGCTATGCAGAAGTCTAAGATGCAATTCTCAGAAGCTGGCGCTAACGCTCCAACTGCAGACGAGTTAAACTCTGCATACATCACTGCTAAGATCTTAGGTAAGTCTATTGATCAAACAGGATTTGGTAAGCAATTAATCGAGAAAGCTACACGTTTCTCTGACACTGATTGGGAAACTACATGGAACTCTACTATCTTTGATGGTATCCAGAACCGTGTTGTAGTTGAGCCTATCTTTGGCTCTATTGCTATGAATGCACGTGTAATGAACTTCCCGTTCAATGCAGATGCAGGTACTGACGCAACATGGGTTGCTGGTGGTGCTTTAAATGATGGTGACGCAGTTGGAACAGCGTTTAACGATGCTTCTTCTGGTACTACTAAAGCTACTGGCTTAACAGAGGTGTCTATGACAGCTCATAAGCTAGCTACTCGTGAGTACATTGGTTATGAAGAGGAAGAGGATGCATTGATCCCAGTTGCTGGTATCGTTCGTGATGCTATCATCCGTCGTATGGCTCGCACATCTGATGCATCTATCTTAGGTGGTATCTCTGGTGTTCCATTCACTTCATTAGCTGGTAATGCTGGTGGACACTCTAGCAACAATGTTGTTACTGGTTCTACTTCTGACTTAGTTACAGTTGGTGAGTTATTAACTGCTCGTAAGAACATGGGTCAGTGGGGAACGAATCCTGCAGATCTTACTGTATTCTTATCTCAAGCTGCATACTACAACTTGTTAGACGCTACAGAAGTAGTTACAGTTGATAAGTACGGAGATAATGCTACAGTTAAAGCTGGTGAGTTAGGTAAGCTATGGGGCATGTCTCTAGTAGTTTCTGACGCATTTGCTGGAGCTGGTGCATCTGTTGCTCAAGGCATCATTGTTAACCCTAGCAACTACTTGTTAGGTAACTACCGCAACATGACTATTGAGACAGCTACAGACGTAGTTGCTCAACAGAAGGCTATGGTTGCAACACGTAGATTTGGCTTCATCGCTAAAGAAGCGGGTGCTGCTGATAAGGCTTCTATGGCCCTGGTTACGTACGCTGCATCTTAATTGAAGCGTAAGTAATTGACATAAAATCAGGGGGTAAAACCCCTGGTTTTTATAAGTAAATTACTAGTTTAGTTTATTTATAAAAACCAAGCCGAAAGGCAAAGAATTAAAGGAATAGATAATGGCAGATTTATACTCAGTTAGTGAATACAAAGCTTATGCTGGTATTCAAAGTACTACCCGAGATGCAGAAATTAACCTTCTGCGCGCCCAAGTATCTGCGCTTATAAGAACCTATTGTGGACGTAGTTTTACAGACTACTTTACGACTGCAAAGACAGAATATTTCGACACTACCGGTGGAGAAACTTCTATCTTCCCTGTAGAGCTTCCTATCGTGGAAGTTGTACAATTACTAGAGCGTTCAAGCTCTAAGACGGATAGAACAACCGTCGAACAAAACTACGCAGATGGCAGTAATTTCCATCTCTTAGAATCAGGTACTGCACAATGTACTCTTTCTACTAAAGCGACTGAAGCAACTTGTATTAATAACGACACCTTTACTGGTGCAGGCTTAAATGATTTAACGATCACTGGATACAACGCAATTACGTCGTCAGGTGAAGTTGGACGTAGCTACAAGGTACAAATTGACAGTACAGGAACTCCGGATACCTTTAAATGGTCTCGTGACGGGGGAACAAATTGGAAAGAAACAGGACAAGCAATAACAGGTTCTAGTCAAACTTTAGAGGGCGACATCGCTGTGACATTCGCAGCAACTACGGGTCATACCGCGGACAACTCTTGGGCATTTACTGCTGAGAGATGGACAGGTTCTTGTAGTGATACATCATATACTACTCAATCAACGTGTGAAGCAGCTGGAGAATTCTGGGATGCTGATGCGGAGTATGCCGTTGACTCTGAGTCGCAGGAAGTTATGAGAACATCTTCAACTTTCCCTGTCGGCGCAAAGTCAGTTAAATTGGTGTATAAAGGTGGCTACTCTGAAACTCCAAAAGATCTGAAACTAGCTTGCTATGATTTGACTACTTACTATTTAAAGAAAGAGTCAACTCCAGCCAAGTCTATGCCAGGCTCAGAGATTAAAAACATCTCCCGCAGTCAGGCACTTCATTCAGAATTTCCCCCACACATCAAACGTATCCTGGAGCATTATAGGCATATTAGCTAATGAGCCAGAAAAAACTAGAAATGTACTTGAAGCCTATGATGGATTTTGTAGACTCAAGTACTCAAAGCTTTAGAAAGAATGTATTAAATAGACAACTCCATGTAGTAGCTATAGACAATAAAACTTTAGCTGCCGCAGGGTTGGACAAAGAAACTGCCAAGAAGTTTAAAGAGTTTGCTAGAGGCTACGCAGCTAGTAAAGCAAATAAAGCCAATGACTTAAACTTAAATAGTGGCAGAAACCAGTATATTGTACTAAATAGCTTTGGACAATCAGGCAGACTGTTCCAAGCAGCTAAAACCGCAGGGCTACTTAAAACCGAAGGGTTAGGTACTCATAGAGGGCATGTATTCGCAGCAGTCAGAGAGTCTGGGCAGGATAGATTAGACAAGTCTATGGGGATGTTAACAGCTCCTGGCACTTCTGAAGCACCTATAGTGGCTCAGTTAAGAAGAAAGATGCAAGCTCAACTAAACCTAGCTTCCCCTGCTTTAAGAGCTACGTTTGCTAGACGGATTACGAGTAAGAAACTACATGCGGACTTAAATCTTACACTACTTATACCAGAACTTGGAAAAGATAACATTGGTAAGAGTGCTGAGCTGAAGATGAAAAGAGAGTACGATAGGATACTAAATGAGTTCGTTAGAAAACACGAAAAAGCTCTATTAAATGTAGTAAATATTGAGGGGTCTAAATCTGTAATGCAAGCGCTTGATACTGTACTTGATAAGAGTATTAAAGGGCAGAAAGTTCCTGAGTATAAGAAGACTACTAGTACTACTTTAAAGGGGAAGAAGAAGCGTAAAGCAAAGAAAGTCACGGTTGGAGGAGTCCCCAGAATTAGGGACATTAAAGGCAGATTTACCTCGCCTGCGGCTCTACAAAACATTATTCAGTCTCAAGTGACTGAAACAGTAAAAGAGAACATGGGCCAAGGGGGCTCGCTAGAGAATAGAACGGGACGATTCGCAGAATCAGTTACTATTACAAACGTAACACAGTCTAGACAAGGTACTTTAACTGCATTTTATAACTATATGAAGTATCCTTACCAAACTTTCGAAAGAGGGTTTAAACAAGGATCAACACGCAGAGACCCTAGATTGTTAATCAGTAAATCTATTAGAGAAATCGCTACCAAATTGGTAAGTCGAAAACTAAACGTTAGAACTAGGAGAGTATAATGGCAGGAAAAGCAAGATCAGCGATAGTAAATGCGCTTATTACCAAGCTAAAATTGATAGATGGCTCCGGTACTTTCAACGTTGACTTAGCTAATAATGTTACTAACAAGTTGATATTTTGGGATGAAGTCAATGACTTCCCCTATGTCTCAGTAGTAGCAGGTAATGAAGTACGGGAATATTTACCGGGAGGCTTCAAATGGGGCATGCTTGGAGTTAATATTAGAATGTACGTGTATGGCGAAGAGCCTTTAGATGAACTTGAAAAAGTTCTTTACGATATTGAAACTCAGTTAGACGCAAATAATGTATTAACATATGATACAGGAAAG